TCCTGGTGTCATGTATCTTTCCGCAGTAACTACAGCTCTTTAACATCTGCCCTCTTTTCTGTATGCAAAAAGGACATCCGCTAAACGGATGCCCCTTTCGTTACATTACTTATTGTTCTGTTCTTTCACAAACTCCTGCATCATTGCCATGATCTGCCCTGCCTGGCTTACCCCTGCTGCCTCACAGGCTTTCGCAAACTCTTCCACCACTTCTTTTCTGAGTTTGTAGCTTTTGGAAATCCAGCCAGCTTTCTTCATGTACTTCTCTGTTGCAATGGTCTGTTTTGATGGACTACCGACTGGCACGTTTATCCCTCCATTTCTGGATCAGATACCACGCAATCTTCGCCAATCCGATCGCAATGAAAAATATCCCTAATTTCCACAACATACTTTACACAGATGAGCCTTCGTGTTATATTTGTTTCAGAGAAGGGCTTTCGCCCCTCTCCTTTCTTCTAAGAGTTAATCTTAGAAGAGTTTGTCAAGGATCATAAGTATGATCCCGATTGTCAGATCCGTGATCGCTGTGAGTAACCAGCTCTTCCAGTCGATTCCGGATCTGTTTCTATTTTCATCGCTCATCTGTATCTCACCTCCTTATGTATATATAATATCATATGGTGTACCATATGTCAAGTGTTTTTTTAGAAAATATGCAAAAAAGTGCCTTTTATCGGGCACTTTTCGCATTTCTGAACGGAAGAAATTATTTGATTATTCACAGCAGCGGCAACATCTGCTGCCGATCGGAACATCTGGATTCGAACCAGAGTCTACGGTGCGTAACGCCGTATGTTTTTCCCTTAAACTACATTCCGTCAGCCGCCACCAAGAGGATCGGCGGCTTTTTTCGAACATCAGGATATATGCGTCTGTCTGTTCTTGCATTTTATTTATAACATACTTTATGCGAACGTGAGCGAACATTTTTTAATTTTTTTCAACTTTTTCCAAATACCGGTTATGTAACATCCGACAGCTGTCTGCCGTATATTTGCTTTTCCGTTTTGGAAAACGGCTGTTCATGGTGTGTGCAACTCGAAACCATGTACAGTCATCAATATAATACAAGCGGAAAATCATCCGGAGTTCACTTTTCGGAATCCGGTTGATGAAGTCATCCACCTGGTTCATCGCTTCGATCAGTTCCTCTTCCAGTATTTTCAGCCTTGCTATTCTCTTTTTCGTCATTGTTT